CAGCGTAATTTTGTTCATGCCGACAACTGCAAACGCGGCGGCTGAAATGGACGGAATGTTCGTTTCATCGCGTGGTAAGCAGACCTTTACGATTACCCACGCAAATAACAGTCAATCTGACCGGACGTTTAAATATGTCGTCATCGGATGACCTGAAGTTTGCGCCTGTCCCTGTCGAAATGATCGACACGTTTTGGGACAAAGCGCTTGAGTACTTACAACCCGCCATAGATACGGCTGAAGGTAAGATTAAGGCTTACGACCTTTATGTTGATTGCCAAATGAACAATTCAGTTCTTTGGCTCGTTATTGATGGCAGCGACATAATCGCTGCTCTCACAACAAGAATTGTTACCTACCCAAATAAACGCGGTTATGCGCTGGAGTTTTTGGGCGGCAAACAAATGAAGCGGTGGTTCAATCTGGTTTTGGACACCTTAGAAGAAGTTGCAAAACATAATGACTGCACACACTTCGAGGCGTATGGACGCTTGGCGTGGCAACGATGGCTAGAGAAAAGAGACTTCAAGCCAAAATTTGTGCATTACGAAATGGAGTTTAAAGATGGGAAAAGGCGGCAGTAAATCGCAAACCGTAACACAGGTGCAAGAAATACCTCCCTTTTTGCAAAATCAGTTGCAACAGGTATTTGGCGCTGCACAAAATATACAGCCAGCAGTTTTTGCTGGTGAACGTGTTGCGGGGTTTTCACCAACTGAATTACAAGCACAACAGTTGACAGCAGAACGTGCTTTAGCGGGTGATTCGACTGTTCAGCAAGCACAAGGCCTTTTGGGTGGCATTATTTCAGGCGGTTCACAACCAACATACGCTGAAAGTTTTTTGGGCGACATTGCTAGAGGGCAATCGCCAACTAATCCATTTTTACAAACGCAGATTGATAACGCAATTTCTGGTGCTGTAAATCAAGCGGCGTCTCAATATGCGCTTGGCGGTCGTTTAGGCAGTGGTGCATTTGGTAGTGCATTAGGTGCAGGTGTAACAAGTGCGGCAGCACCAATATTAGCGCAACAGGTAGAGGCAGACCGCGCAGCACAAATGCAGGCTGCTGGGCAACTTATATCAGCAGAACAGCAGAACCGCGCTCGTCAAATGCAAGCGGCTGGATTGGCTCCGCAACTTGCAAATCAACGCTTTGCAGATTTGGCAGCACTTGAGGCTGTTGGTGGACAGCAACGTCAACTATCGCAAGCACAAATACAAGCGCAACAAGATTTCATAAATGAATTAAACGCAGCACAGATGTCAAAGTTCGGCGCTCTTGCGAGTGCGGCAGGTTTAACACCGTCAGCTATGAATACGTCAGCCACTCAACCGGGCGTTAGTCCTTTGGCGTCTGCGGCTGGTGGTGGTCTAACTGGTTATGCTGCTGGCAGCGCTTTAGCGGGAACGGGATTAGGTACAGCGTTAGGAATTACTGGCCCAATAGGTGCTTTGGTGGGCGCTGGGTTAGGTCTTTTAGGGTAGGTAGTGACAATGAGTGTTTTGAATAATTTAAATATAAATCCTCAAACTTTAGGCTTGTTGTCAACTGGTTTAAGTTTACTTGAGGGGCAACCCTTTGGTCAGTCCATTCAAACTGGCATAACAAATTTTGCTGCATTAGATAAATTAGACGAAGACCAAAAAAGACGAGCATTGTTGGCACAGCTAATAGGTGGCGGGGTAAACCAATCAACGATGACACCCGCAAACACAACAATAACACCAACAACAAGTCAACCTATGTCGCTTTTAGAAAATTTAACGCCGCAAGAGCGCCAGATAGCTGCGGCACTGCCAGTTGACCAAGCTTTAAATTTTATTGGTAGACAGATTAGCAAAGATAGTTCGCCTCCGGGTGTTAAAGAATATCGTTTTGCTCAAACTCAAGGATATACTGGTTCTTATTTAGATTTTGTAAAAGATAAAAAAACTCCGCCGATAGCAGATTTTACATTAACTAAACCTGACTCAAATGAGGTTGTAGATATAAGCATACCTAAAGCAGCGCAAGGCGATATACCGGGAGCAGCTTCTAATACAGCGAATTATATTGCTGGGTTATTTGGCGGTGTTGTAGATGAAGATGCCTTGCAAGCTGCAACTGATTTAAGGGCTGTAAATTTAGGGGCAACCGTACCATTAACAAAAGCATTGTCCGACAAAGGTTCGGTTTATACTCAAGAGCGTGTAAGAGAAATTTTGCCGCAACCCGGTGATAATGATGCTCAAATGGCGTCAAAAATGCGATCAATTATTCCACAACTTGAGCGTCAGATAAATGAAGCATCAAAAATTGCTTCTGACCCTAATGCACAACAAAGCTACCGGACAAATGCTTTGGAGATGCTTTCAAGCGGCCCAGCAGCATTAGCTGCTTATAAAAATGCAGTTGAAAATTATGACCGCAGAGAGGGCCGGAGGGGTTCTGCATCTAGAAAAACACGGCGCAGAGTTGTTCGTGACCCTAACAACCCAAATAAATTTATATTTGCTGACTAAGGAAATACAATGGCACAAATTGTTAACGGCGTTGAATTTCCAGATGATGCCACAGATGATGAAATCTTAGGTTTTTTTGCTTCCAATCCAGATGCGTTGGAACAAGACGATACAACTTTTACCGACGATACTGTTGGGAGCGCCGCGCTTAAAGGTTTTTACGGCGGCGTTGCCGATATTGTCGGCGCACCTGTTGACCTTGCTAATTTTGCTTTGCGGCAAACTGTTGGACGTTTAGGAATACCGGGCGCCACATTTGAAGGCCCAGCAATCGGCGGCAGTGAAAGTCTGCGCGGTCTTTTGCAAGATGCAGAACAACTTCCTTTTGCTCCTGAAGGTGGTTACACATATCGTGACATAAATGAATTGCGCCCTAGTGTTCGACCTTTTGCAATTATGGGTGAAACTGCTGGAGCCTCTTTGCCTTTTGCCGTTGCACCATTAGCTGCTGCCACAAAAGCAACTCCGGCAATTCAACAAGGCGGCAACGTCATTAAAAGTGCTGTTCGTGATATAGTTGATACTGCTCGTCGTAAACCAAAAGAATTTGCGGCTACGGAAGCTGCTTTGGCAACTGGAGCATCTATTGGTGCGGGTGCAGCAGAAGCTATTGATCCGGGCGACCCAACTTCACGACTTATTGGTGAAATAACAGGTGTGTTTTCGCCAACTATTGTTGCGACACAATTAATACCAAACCTTACTGACTCAGTTCGTCGAGTAACCTCAAGTTTTACGGTTGATGGTAGACAGCGAGAAGCTGCCCGTGTAGCTCAACGCGAAGTTGTTCGGCGGGGGGAAGACCCTGAAACTTTAGCATCGGCATTAGATAAACAGGTTATTAGTTCAGCAGCTACAGCAGGTCAACGAACTGGCAGTGAGGCACTGCTTGCCTTAGAAAATACTCTTATAAAAAATTCAGGTGAGACAAGTCAGGATGCAGCTAAACAAGCTCAAATAGCTATAAATGATTTTAACAAAGCATATCGCAACGCTGTTTTTGGGGGCAATCCAAATGCTCTGCGCGAAATAGCCGTGCGACGCAAACAATATTTTGATGCTTTGCTCGACCAGCGTGTATCCCGCGCAGAGCAGGCCGCACAGGAGGCGGCTAATAATGCTGCCCGTCAGTCACCGGAAGCCCGTACTCAGGCAAATATTACGGGTCAAGCACTTTTAAAAGACGCTTTAAAAGACGCTCGTTCCCACGAAAATGGTTTATGGAAATTAGTTCCTAAACAAACAGAGGTATCTCCGTCAAACTTAGATAAACAGTTGAAGTTGGTAAAAAGTGAATTACTTGACGAAGAAACTTTAGCCGCCCCCATAGAAGCGTTTGGGAAACGTGTTTCAAAGGCAATAAACTCAAAAAGTGGTCAAATAAAGATAACTTCAGGAGACTTGTTGAGATTCCGTACACGAGCGCTTGAATTAGAAAGAGACGCTCGTTCTGGCTCAAAGCCAAATTTTGGTGATGCTCGTAGGTTACGACAGTTAGCAGATGCGGCACTTGACGATTTAGCCACCATACCGGGGGCAGCAACAGATGACGCAAGGCGTTTTTCTTTTGCACTAAATGAAAGGTTTACCCGTAGTTTTGCTTCCAAGGCACTTGGCTTTGACAAAGAATTAGCACTAGAAAAGGCAATAGCTGGTGGGGGCAGAGAGGCGGCTGTTCGGGGTCGCCAAGTTGAAGAAGCCGTGCAACCATTTGGGGGCATGGATGCAGATGCCGTGCAAGTTGGTGAAGCGCGAGTTGCCGAAATGCGCGAAGCGCAAGAGGCTGTGCTGCGCGATATGGCTCAGCAAACTAGAAACCCTGATGGAAGTGTAAATCCTAATGCTCTGAATAGATTTATCGAAACAAACCGCGAAATGGTACAGCGTTTAGGTCTTGAGCCTGTTTTTGCCGACGCTGCCTTAACACAGCAGATAGCAGATCGAATAGGGCAGCAATCGGGACGAGCAAGGAAATTTTTTGAGCAACGCTCTGCGGCGGCGCGAGTTTTGAATGTTGACGACCCGGCTGTGGTTGTCCGTCGTGCATTGGCATCTGACACTGTGTCAGCAGATTTCAAATCTTTAGTTTCTTTGGCTAGTAAAGATAAATCGGGTCAGGCATTAGATGGGTTGCGGTCAGCAGTTTTTGACACTTTGTTTGATGGAGCAACAGTGCGTAGTGGGCTGATTTCTCCCGAAAGGCTAACGACAATTTTGTCACGCAAAGTTGGCAATAAAACATTACGTCAGCAGTTAATTGATAGTGGGGCTTTGACAGAGGGGCAAGCAAGGAACTTAGACCGTGTAACGGCTCAAGCGGCTCGTTTTGAAAATGCTCTTAATTCAGGCGCAACAGTCGATGATTTGCTTGCGAGTGAAGATGTATTTTTTGACTTATTTACTCGCTTAGTTGGGGCAAACATTGGCGGTGCTGGCGCAGTTGGACAAATTTCTGGTGCGCCGTTAGTAGCCGCGCAAGCTGGATCAAAAGCCTTTCAAACTATTTTAAGCAAGGTTCCCCGCGCCCGTGTGCGTGAGGTTCTAACAGAAGCAGTGTTTAATCCAAAACTAATGGCGGCATTACTTCGCAAGCCAGTAGGTGTGAAAGCTAAACAGGAAAGAGACAGACAGATTTATGCCTTTTTACTTCAGGCAGGCATCATTGATGAGGAAACAGAGTAATGGCAAAAAATTCAATACGCGACTTTGACGCGACATCATCGAACAACACAGATATTCAATCTGTAAATATAGCAGAGGGGTGCAGCCCGGCAGGGATCAACAACGCCATAAGAGAATTGATGGCAGACATCAAAGATGTTTCTGCTGGCACGATTGCACTAGAAAGCCCTTCTGCTGATAGCATGACTGTCACTGGCGGCCTAAGGGTTGATAACGAAATTGCTATCAATACTACCGCTAAAACTTGGGACGCAAGCACAGACGCAGTTCAATTCCAGTCAGGTTCACTCTGGAATTTCAGCACATCACAATTAAACTTAGACCAAAATGTTTATTACAATGGTGCATACAAGTATTTAAACGCTGGTGCGGCATCAGAGTATTCTCAAGCAAGTGGCGCACATTTCTTTAAAGTTGCTTCAACTGGGTCGGCTGATGCAGACATCACATTTAGCACCGCTTTAACTGTAGCAAACTCAGGGAATGTTGGGATTGGGGAAACTAGTCCGAGTAGTTACTACTCCAAAGATTTGGTTGTTAAATGTGGTTCTAGTGAAAGTGGTATAACAATTCGTAGCAATGCAACAACTGATACAAATTATCTTATGTTTGCAGATGGCACTTCAGGCGATGCGGCGTATCGTGGATACATTGGTTACACTCATAACAGCCCTGAAAATATGCAAGTTGTATCATCTGGCTACACACGTTTTTACACAGGCGACCCTAGAACAGAACGCATGCGTATCGACAGTTCGGGTGATGTTTTGATGCACATGACTACTTCATCTAGTTCTAATGTTGGTCATCTTTTTGCTAATGGCGGTGCGGCGTTTCATATGCGTAGTGGTGGTGTGCCGCTAGTTGTTGATAGGTTTACTGATGATGGCAATTTGGTTCTTTTTAGACAAGCAAACACTGATGAAGGAACAATATCAGTAAGCGGCACAACAGTTAGCTATAATGGTGGTCACTTATCACGTTGGTCACAGCTTACTGATAGCACAAAAGATACATCTATCGTCAAAGGCACAGTAATGACTAACCTAGACCAGATGGCAGTCTGGTCACATGATGCTGTTGCCGCAACATATTATACTGATGATGATGAGTTACCTGAAGGTGTTTCAGTTGGTGACGAAAAAACGCCAGCCGTTGATGCTTTCACAGAAGATAACGAACAACTTAACTGCATGGCTGTATCATCCGTCGAAGGTGATACAAATGTCGCTGGTGTGTTTGTTAATTGGGATTACGATGATGACCAGTTTAACGATATGAATGTAGCTATGACAGGTGATATGGTTATCCGTATTGCAAGCGGCACAACAGTGGCTAGAGGTGACTTGCTTATGTCTGCTGGTGATGGCACTGCCAAGCCACAGGGTGATGACATTGTAAGAAGTAAAACGATTGCAAAAGTAACATCTACACACGTTTCACACACATATGACGACAACTCATATTTAGTACCAGTTGTCTTAATGGCTTGTTAATTGGAGAACGCATAATGTCGAAGGATGCAATAAATCAGTATGACGCAACCGCAGCCAATAACACAGACGTTGGCGGCATTTCGATCGACGAAGGTATGCTGCCTTCTAATGTGAACAATGCTTTGCGTGAAATTATGAGCCACCTCAAAGATGTTGACGCCGGGACATCCAGCCTGACTTCTCCTGTAATTTCGGGTGATTTAACGGTTGATACAAACACAATGTTTGTAAACAGCACGAATAATCGGGTTGGGATTGGGACTGTTTCGCCAAGTAGTATTTTACATTTATCGGCATCAAACGACCCAATCATAACCTTAACAGACACAGGCGCGTCTGCTTCAGCAGACATTACGGGTTCGAATGGCAATCTTAGGTTAAACAGTCAGACCGCCACTATTTTTGATATGGCTGACAGTGAAGTTATACGTATCGACAGTAGTGGCAACTTGTTGGTGGGGAAGACAACTGATTCTAACGCAACAAGCACTGTGGGGCATTTATTAGGGAGTGATGGTGTTGCTGTACATACAAGAAGTGGTGCGGCTTCATTAAGGTTAGGGCGAACAAGTAGTGACGGCGAAATTTTGTCGTTTCACAAAGACGGCACAACTGTTGGGGCGATTAATACTCAAGGTAGTGCGAGAATTGCAATCGGAAATGATGACACAGGTTTAATTTTTGTTGGTTCTACTGACGCTATCCACGCTTGGGACATCACCAATAATACTAATCGGGATAATGCTATTGACTTAGGAAATTCGAGTAACCGCTTTAATGACGCTTTTATTACCAACGGCGTTACGACAGGCTCAGACCAAAACGAAAAACAACAGATTGCCACATTAACTACTGCAGAAATTGCGGCGGCTAAACGCATCTCAAATGGCTTTAAGACATTTAAGTGGAATGATGCTGTTGAAGCGAAGGGTGACAACGCCAGAACACACACTGGCGTAATCGCACAAGAGGTTCGCACTGCACTAGAGGCAGAGGGTTTAAATGCTGGTGACTATGCTTTCTTTATGAGCGATACTTGGTGGGAAACACAAACCGAAGTGCCAGCCGTTGAAGCCGACGAAGAAAACGGTATCGAAGCAAAAGACGCATACACTCGCACAGACATTTATAACACAGCTGATGAAGCACCTGAAGGCGCAACAGAGCGCACACGTTTAGGTATCCGCTACCCTGAACTGCTGGCCTTTGTCGGTGCAGCTACCGAGCAACGTCTTGCAGATATTGAAACACGACTAACTACATTAGAGAACACATAATGGCTAACACTTACACTTGGAACTTTCCAACCCTTGAACGCAAAGCAACTGAAGGCGACCTGTCTGACGTTGTGAAGACTATTCACTATCGCTACACAGCGACATCTGACCAGAACAACGCTGATGGCAATCCTTACTCAGCAACCGTCTATGGCACAGTCGGTCTTGGTGATGCAGACAGTGCTTCATTCACTGCCTTTGACAGCATCACGACTGACCAAGCGAAGACTTGGACACTAGCCCAGCTAGTTCAAACCGAGTCAGAGCTACAGACTGCACTTGATGAGACTATCAATAATCAAATCACACCGCCGCTCGTGAGTGGCGTACCTAGCGGATGGTAGACATGAAAGACCTTGAGCAAAAGATTGAAGACCACGAGGCATTGTGCGCGGAGCGTATGCAGGATATTCAGTTCAGGCTCAAGCGACTAGAAGCTGGCGCGGTGATAGCTTTGACTGCTGTCATCGGACTGCTGGTTCAAATCATCCTTATCTTAGCGGACAAATAAAATGGTTGAGCCAGTTACCACGATAATTGGTGGTCTGGCGGCGGCTAGGTCAGCTATCGACTTTCTAAAACAAAACGTCGAGGTATTCAACGACGCGGCTGAAGTGGGTAGGCAGGTGGGCAATATCCTGCAAGGTTTTGACGAGTTTAACAAAGCTCGCAACGACCCTAAGATGCAAGCGAAGCTGGGCATCAAAGACATCGCATCTGAGATGATTGAGAAGCGATTGCTTGACGAGGAACTCGAATATCTTCGTTCCCTCTTAGTGTCACGTTTCGGCGCCTCCCTGTGGGATCAGATTTTACAAACACGCGCAGCAAGAATACGCGAACAAAAGGAAGCAGTTAAAAAAGCTGCGGCAGAAAAAAGAAAACGTAAACAAGAAATATTTTCAATTATAAAAGCAATCGGAATAGCCATATTGGTTGCAGGGATATTAGGGGTTGCATTATTACTGTTCTTCACGACGAAGGCGAACTAAGCGCAGTTCAAAAAGGTCGGGTCGGTGAACACCTTGCGGCGGCGGCAATCACAAAAGCTGGATACACTTGCGAAGTCGTCAATCAACTAGGTTACGACATTATTCTGTTCGACAAACGTGATGCATTGCGGGTCGAGGTCAAAACCGCAAGCACACCTACATATAAATGTTTTTATTCATTTAATTGCGCTCGTGGTTCAAGGGTTAAGAAGGTCGTCAATAAAGATGACTGTGACATTCTTGCTTTGGTTGCTGCTGACATCAAGTCAGTGATTTTTTATCCAGTAAGTGAAATTAAAGTTGTCCGCAAAAGATGCAAGGCGCGAGACTTTGTTAACGAAACCGAAAGTCTGCGTTATTCAATAGAAAAGGCGAAGGAAAATAAATGACCGAACCAGATTGGGATGAGTTCCCAAGTTTTAACAGACAGGAAATGGAGTGCAGGCATACTGGCGAAGCGTTTATGGACAGTGACTTTATGCACCGACTTCAGGCATTGCGCGACAAGTTTGGGCCGATGCGTATAACCAGCGCATACAGAAGTGCTAGTCACCCGATCGAAGTAAACAAAAAATCACCCGGCGCTCACAATACTGGTCGTGCTGTCGATGTTGCAGTGAGCCACGACAAAGCCTATGCCTTGATCCGAATTGCAACTCAAATGGGGTTCACCGGGATTGGGGTGCAGCAGAGAGGTAATGGACGCTTCATTCACCTTGACGACATCACTGACACGGAAACATTTGCTGGCGGTAAGACTTATGTCAGACCAACAATTTGGAGTTATTAATGTTACAAAATTTGATTGGCCCGATAGCTAACGTCGCTGGTAAATGGATGGAGGGTCGGCAAAAAAAAGCTGAACTGAAAGCGCGGATTGAAGAAGCTAAAGCCAACGCTGTCGTCAAAAAAATTGAACAGGACGGCACATGGGAAGAAAAAGCAATGTCTGCTTCGGCTGATAGTTTAAAAGATGAGGCTTGGACAATTACCTTTATAGGGATTATTTTAGCTTGCTTCATACCCTCATTACAACCATACATCGAGGACGGTTTTAGGTTTCTTAGAGAGGACTGCCCGGACTGGTTGACTTATGGTATTCTTGCTTCAATTGCTGCCAGCTTCGGTCTAAAATCAATCACCAAATTTAAAGGATAGATTGCAATTTTTATAGAATTTGTGTAATCATCACATCACCGTCACATTACAGTTCGGCATGATGTTTACCGTCACATCACCGTCACAAAGGGGTTTAAGGTGATGATTTTTAACGATAAAAGTAAGCCTCATAACCTGAAGGTCGTAGGTTCAAATCCTACCCCCGCAACCAAGAATAAATCAATTAAATCAGTATCTTATAAAGCCCCCAGTCTTCTGGCTGGGGGTTTTTTATTGGGTTTTTTCACCGTCACATACCGTCACATATTCCTGACCGACCTAAGTTTATTCTAGCATGGAATATAAAATACTGATATATTCATCACAGGATTTGGAAAAAACACCACCGTCACAAATCGTCACATTTTGATTATTCCAAGAGGGACTAGGAAATGAAATCAGCAGTAAAATTATGGTCTGGAAAAACTGTTCAACTAATTCAATATAGAGGCAAGCCACACACAATTTGGTATGAAGGTGAGCGTCGAGTTTTACGAGTTGCTAAAGGCAACAACTTCGAAGAACAAAAAGAAATTGCTAAAAAAATTGACGCAGAAATCAATCAAGGCGTTTACATAAGCAAGAGCAGAACATTTGAAAAAGTCTGCGAAAATTTTGATGTTGAAAGTTTTTCACAAGTTAAAAGGCAACGTCTTGACAAACCGGGTCGGAAAATTTCTCAGGGTAGGTATGTCGAACTAACTGGTCATATAAAAAATCATTTGTTAAAAGTAAAGCTGCCTCTCGGCTCTCTAAAAAATATGCACATGAAAGATATTGATGCAGCAACCGTTGTACAAATACGAGCAGAACTTGCGAAGTATCTCAAAGGGCAAACAGCTAATAAAATCTTAAACACATTAAACAGAGTTTGTGTTTTTGCGATTGAGAATGGCGACATGAAAACCAATCCAGTGCGCGACGTTGATCCGTTACCAACAGAGTCAAAGCGTGACGACTATACACCTACGGCAGAAGAAGTCTCAAGGGTCATTGAACATGCATTGCCTCGTTATCAGCCAATAATTAAAATTGCCGCGATGACGGGTCTTCGCGTTGGCGAACTTGTGTCTCTGGAATGGGGTGATATAGAAGAAGATGTTTTAACTGTTCAACGTGCAGCACATCGTTATCTGGTCAAGTCAACTAAAACTGAAAATGGTGTTCGCAAGTTGCGCTTGAGCCAGCAGGCGCGGCAGACGTTATGTGAATGGAAAGACAAGGCGCCGAAATCAAAATATGTGTTCCCAACCACGACAGGCAAACTTGACAGCCAAGAAAATTGGCGGAGCAGAGGTTTACATCCAGCTTGCGTTAGAGCCAATGTGAAAAAATTTGGTTGGCATGGTCTTCGTCGATTTTACATAAACTCATTGCTGGATGCTGGTGCGCCAAAAGACCATGTGCAAAAACTTGTTGGTCATGCGGTTGGAAGTCATGTTACAGACGCTCACTATCGACGCATCCGTGACGAAGATGTTTTGCAAGACGACCTTACTGTGTCTCTGTAAGGTCTGTTTTTTGAATTGGTATGCAGGATGCAAAACTTTCTGCATCAGATTTGTTATGTTCTTCTGCCTTTATCGAACATTGTAAAAAGGTCAAGTTTGGCTCGGCTTCTATGATTGCATAGTTATTTAGAGTCGGCGTAAAAATCACCAAATAATAAAGAACTAAATTCATTGCTTTGCGCTTTGTGGAACAGGATAATTAATCATCACGCGGTTACAGGCTCCGCAGTGGACGGCGGTAGGTTGATCGACGTAGATGCGTCCCTTTGTTTGCTGACCGCAGAAATCACAATTTACATATTCTTTGTAATGTCTTTGATAAGGTGTTTTCGTTTTCATCATTTTTTGCGACCCCGTAGTCGGTCTAAATCCTTCGCAGGGTCAAACGGTTCTTGCTCGGCTTCGATAGCCAAAGCTGCGTAACCACCAATATCAAGTAAGCTGTCTTTGTGTCCCGGCGTTTGTGCTAACCGAGCAATTTTTGCCAGCATAAAAAAAACAGCAACCTCTTCTTTTGAAAACTCAACACCCTTGTACTCAGACCAAAGCGAAGCAATTCTTTTAAAGTTATCTTTGCATTCACCGTAATCTTTACCTCGATTTCCAATAATGCTTTGCATTTCACGCAAGGCGCTTTCAGCAGTGTTAGGTTTAATCATTTAGGTTTTGCCTTGGGTCATAATCTGACCAATCGTCGTCATCAAAATCATGTTCGATTTCGCCACGACCGTCGCAGTTTTCACAATCAACAACTATGTCTTGAAGTTCGCCGCCAAGCGGATGCCCGTAATCAGCGACACCTATATAAGTCTCGGCCTTGCCTGTGCCGTCGCACTCAGGACAACTTTTAAAATTGCGAAATAAATTGTAAGCAATGAATGTTGACATATATACCCCAAAAGTCACTAGGGGCATAATTATTGTATTTGTTATTCTTGTCAAGAATATTTAAGAATATTTATGCTTCAGGTCTTCTTCTTGCAGCTACAATGCAGTCATATCCTTTTAATTTGTCTTTAGGAATAGTTTGATCTTCAAAAGGATTGTACTGACGCACAGTTATAGAGCCGTCAGTATTTTTATTTACAAACTCTCTAACAAGACCGTGGCTTTCGCCATTTCCATTCTGGACAACAATAATTACATCGTCGCCCGGCTCAACCTTAGTCTCCGGGGCAACATATAGAATTTGTTGTGGCTTAAATCTAGGAAACATTTCATCGCCAAGCTGCCTAATGGCGTAAGCCTTAGTTAGTCCGTTCAGGAATGTGGGGCGACTAATCATTATTTCTGATACTAAACCACGTGGAATAAGTAAAGGATTATTCGTAAATTCATTTGTACTTTCCGGACGATCAAAAACAAATGGCAGGTCTGCTGTTTGCGCTGTAACTTGAATGACATCAGTAATTTGCTCAACAGTCTTAGGTTGCTCATCAATAAAATCTATAACAGAACACTCTAGGGTCGATGCCAGCTTTGTTAAGGTGTCTGAACTTGGGCTTGTTAAAGCGCCACGCTCAATTTTTGATATTACTGATTGACCAATACCCGAAAGACTAGCTAATTTGGTTTGGCTAAAGCCTTTGTCGGTTCGTATTTTGTGCAGTCTTTGGTACATATAATCCCACCAATAATTATTACTTTTTTATGCGCCTGTATATTACATATTATGTAATATGACAGACTGGAATATTATGCAAGACTAATTTAACTTTCTGCGCATCTTTTTTCGTTTTTGACGTCATAAAAAATTGACGTTATTCGTCAATATGTATGAATATTGATGAGGGCGTGCTTGATGACATAACAACTGGTGTAGCCCAATCTAAAGGTACATCACGAACCTCAACATTCATTCCGGGGTTAAACAAGGTAAACAACCCGTTAGGCTGTTTGAAAGGTAAGGTTGAAACAATGTTGGTCTTCTCTCGATTACAACTCTTGGGGACGTAATCGTCAGAAATTTTACAGTAACTCCATGCTTGATGAGAGCGTTTACTGACATAACCCTCATGTATTGGGCGCACATCAACTAAATCGACTTTGTTAACCATATAGCTCAACATTCCGGTATACTTCTCGTTACCCTCGTAAAGAAAAACACCCCAATTCTTAGCTACCTCAGATGTAACTGTGTAAACGAAGCGAGGTTTACCAGCCCACATCTCACGAACATAAGATGTTCTGAAGGCTTTCTCTTTAGGTTCGTCGATCATTTTAACAGTTCCAAGTATAGGCATTGCTTGTGGAGGGAAGAAGATGTCCTGCGGCGGACACCCCAATATTTTTGCATAATCATGGGCATCATCAAATGTCATTCTGATTACGCCAGAAATATGCCTAGATAGAGTTTCAGGCTTAACGCCCTTGCGCTTTGCTATCTCTTTTTTAGAAAGACCTGAAGCCTCAACAACTTTTGTAAAATTTACGGGTTTTAGTGCCATGTGATTTCTCCTTTATAATTCACACTTACATTATTTATGAATATCGTGTCAACAAAATTGACATATAAAATCAAACCACATACAAAAAGAAACAATTTTTAAAATATGTGTTGACGGCATATCCCAAATCGTCATATCAGGAATTATTAGTACAAATATGCATAACAGGATTAATAAATATGCCTCTGGTTACTTATCTGTTAGAAAAGGGATATACACAACAAGAATTTGCAACCTTACTGGGTGTACATCAATCAGCCGTATCTAAATGGCTACAAGGTGACAGCAGACCAAGCTGGAACATTATTGCAAAAATTAAACAAATAACTGATGGAAAAGTCACAGCAGACAGCTTTCTTGAACTCCCAACTTATATGGAAGCTGACGAATGACAATACTTGGCATCGACCCCGGAGCATCAGGCGGCATTGCATTTTTCTCCATGCAAAGGGGTCTGCTGAGTATTTTTGATATGCCTACAGTTGAGGTGAAGCGCGGCGGAAAAAACAAACGTGAAGTCAGCGCCGCCATGCTCAATGCAATAATCGGCGCAAGAGACATAGACGCAGCCTTTGTCGAAAAGGTAGGCGCAATGCCGGGTCAGGGTGTCAGCAGCATGTTTCAGTTTGGTCGATCAGTTGGCATGATTGAAGGCGTCTTATCGGCGTTAGAAATACCAACAAATTATGTGACGCCGCAGTCGTGGCAGAAGGCAGTAGGCGCTAGAGGCGGCAAGGATGCCAGCCGCGCCAGAGCCGCAGAGTTGTTTCCGGCTTACGCCGCAAACTTTACACGCAAAAAAGATGATGGTCGCGCCGACGCTGCGTTGATTGCGTGGTACGGGGCGCAACTGTGAAGGTATTGGATTTATTTTCGGGAATTGGTGGTTTTAGTGTCGGATTGGAAAAAGCAGGATTTGAAACAGTCGCCTTCTGTGAAATCGAAGAATACCCAAGAGGTGTCCTCGCAAAGCACTGGCCTGACACTCCAATCTACGGTGATGTCAGAAAACTCACAGGAAAGCAGCTCAGAGCAGATGGAATTGTTCCCGATGTCATCGTCGGCGGATACCCCTGCCAGCCATTTAGTCTTGCTGGGGTCAGACGAGGCGAGGAAGATGACCGTCACCTCTGGCCAGAAGTGCGTCGCCTTGTTAACGAAATCAGACCCGCTTGGTGCATTTTCGAAAATGTTGCTGGACACATCTCTATGGGTCTCGACGAGGTGCTATCTGACTTGGAAGCCGAAGACTACGCCGCAAGGCCGTTTGTTATTCCAGCTTGCGGTGTCGATGCCCCGCACAGAAGAGATAGGGTCTGGATTGTGGCTCACGCCAACCTCAGTACAAGCCGACGAGCATCCCGACAAGATGAAGAAGCGCATGGAGAAATATCGCAATGGGACGACAGTAGGGTCGTTGCTCAGTCAAGTGAAGTATGCCCCGCCGCTTTGGGCAACACCGAACACGATGGATCACCTACCAGCAGGGATTTCGGGTTCATACAAGGAGAGCCAATCGGGTCGGAGAAAAAGGTCAAGCAATCTTCGCGACCAAGTGAACGAGCCGAGGATGTGGGCGACGCCAAATGCAGCCGACGCAGTGGGTTCAACGGGCGGCGGTCAGGGGAAAAGTCTTCGGACAGATGTGAAGATGTGGCCGACGCCAAGAGCGTCAAAAGCGATGAACAACAATGTGACAACCAACCAAAGAAGAATGAGCAAGGTGGGTTACGAAGGAAAGTTGGAGCAAGCAGTTTCGACACCAGAAGCCCCGCCTACTGGCCAACTGAACCCAACGTGGGTCGAGTGGCTAATGGGGTTCCCGCTAGGTCACACAGAATTAAAGCACTGGGTAACACGGTCGTCCCGCAAATCCCAGAAATTATCGGACGAATAATTATGGAAGTTGAGGCAAACAATGAACGGGTTTGAACGACATAAAGAGGCTTTTGTAAGCAAGACTATTCCTGAAATACATTTAAGCCCCTCGACTTACAGCAAAATCGTCGATGCGCCAGACGTATTTATAGCTGAAAAACTTTTCGGCAAAAAGGGTGTGTTCGGGCCTGCTCCACTACGCGGCATAGTAATCGAAGACGCTGTTAAAGATGTCACTTATCACGACATGAAAATCGACGAAGCTATCAAAAAAGCAGAAGACGCATTTGATAAGCGGATGCTCTTTGGTGACGCTATCACACAAAAAGAACGAGACATGATTGACCCATGCACAAGACTAGCAGTCGAGGCACTGGAACCCTACGGCAAGCCTGATTTCGGTGAAGACGGTAAGCAACATTCAATCAGACTGAACTGTAAGACGGACGATTTTTCAATCCCGTTTGTTGGATACCTTGATTTTGTTTATCCCGAACACGGGCTGATTATCGACCTGAAAACTACAACCATAATCCGAAAAGTAATGACAACTAGTCATCAGGTTCAACGTGCGATTTACCAAAAAGCAAACGGCAACATGGGTTGCAAGTTTTTATACGTCACACCCAAAAGATATGAGTTCAAAATGGACGGCGACGTTAAGGAAATACTTGCAGACGTTAAGACCCAAACAATTCGCATCGAAAAGTTTTTGAATAGTGGAGATAAAAATCATCTTCGCAACATCGTGCCAGTGAAGCCCGACAGCTTTTACTGGAACGGTAATACAGATGCTCGTCGTGAATTATACGGCTTGTAACCGAGGCAGGCGGAACCTGTCAGTCAAAGTGTCCAAGGAGTAAAAAGACCATGTTTGACATAGATACTGGAACAAGTGGGTCAGGTAGTTCAGGCCCATACATAAATTGGCATAGCAAGGAAAGCAATGACGGGGTTATCCCCGGACGTTCTTTCAGTTTGCGGGATCAAGGCGAACGCAAAATATTCAAAGGCTTTGAAAGTGGTGTGGTGTTTGACATCGACAACATGAAGTTGGGATGGCAGCACTCGACAGGTGTGCAAGGCGTTTCACCTGAGTGGCAATGGAACCCGTCACTTAACCAATATGCACCACAACCTAGCGCAGAATGGAAAAAAGGATTTTCAATTCCAATAGCTACGCAAAAGGGTAACACGGCGGTTTGGGAACAAGCTGCGGCAGGTGCGTTTCAAGGCTTTGAAAACTTAGTTCCCTCATTGCGTAACCGCGAAGGCACAAAACTGCCAGTGGTAAAGATTGACGGTTACGAAACAATTCAAGGCAAACGCGGCGCCTACAATGTTCCAAAGTTAGTCGTTAGCGAATGGATTAACCGCCCGGAAGCGTTGCAAACGGAGATTGCAACACAGCCGACAGCAGAAGCACCAGAACAAAAAGACGAAACAGAAGACGACGAATTTTAGTCTTCTTAAAGATTGCCGCGATTTTATCCCTCAGTCGCGGCAGGGGCAGATCAGCTTCTCCTTTGGTTAGGTCTGCCCCCCCTTTTGGGGGATACATAGGAGAAGCGAATGGGAGAAGTAATAAGAGCATCAGCAAACGCCGACATAGAAGCTGCACGGGCGCATTTATATGCGCTGTTCAAGCCGTTTCAAGATATGCAGTATGATGGCAAAATTGAAATCAGATGTATTCACCCCATAAGTGCAATCACAACGCCTATGAACTTTCACATTAAGGAAGTTGACCAAGCGGCGCAGTACGCAGTCGATATGAATGATGAATACAATGTTTATGTCGGTGTCAACCCAAGACGCAAAGGCACAAAAGGAGCAGGGAAAAAGCAGGATGTCGAAATATCATATTTCCATTTCGTCGATGCAGATGATGAGAACGCGGTTCAAAAACTTAAAGCAGCGCCGCTTAAACCAAATTTTGTTATTGAAACAGGCAGAGAGCCAACACAGCGAGTTCACGCATATTGGCAACTCGAAGACCCGTCAAGAAACCTACAGCAGTGGCAGAAACAGCAAGAAGCATTAGCAGACTTTTTTGGCGGCGACAGAGTAATTGACCCGCCGCGTATCATGCGCCTTGCTGGAACAGTAAGTCACCCGTCAGAAAAAAAACTTGAGCGTGGCTATAAAAAGGAACGTGTCAAATACATTCCAAAAGAAAACAGACCACCAGTGAAAGCAGAAGACCTACGTCAGACTTATGGCGCGGAGCCACAACAAGACGCAACGGATCGTGAGCAATTTCAAATTGACACGGGGCGCATAGGCAGAGCAGATGCAGAGATACAAGAACTGTTACAAGCCACACAAAAAGAAGGTCAGTGGCACTCTAACATGTTGCGGGTCGTTGCAACGCTGGTCGGCAGAAACTATTCAGATTTTCTAATAGGAGCCGTATGCGCTCCATTTTGTGACGAGGGGTCAGATGACCCAGATTTAGTTGAACTCATTAAAACTGCACGGCAGAAGTGGCAGATGCCCGACCCCGGCGAGGCGTCAGAGGTGGCAGAAACTACAGTCGCAAAAGCACCATTCGATATTAAATGGTCGGGTGATGTTTCACTCCGTACTGAGACTTTTGATTTTGTCGAAGACCTGTTGACCGATGGCGGCATGTCAGTTTTATACGGCGACAGCAACACAGGCAAAACATTTTTTGCCAGTGACCTTGCCTTTCATGTGGCGCAGGGTAAGGAGTGGCGTAGCAGGGCAGTGGAAGCTGGTGGCGTCATATATCTCGCACTCGAAGGAGCCAGAGGCATCGACAACCGTATCGTGGCTTATAACAAACATTATAATATTGGCCAAGGGACGTTACCATTTGGGCGCATTGCTACAACAATCGACCTTTGCAACACAGAAGAAGACGCGGGGCGTCTTATCATGGCTATTGAGGACGCAATACTACAAATTCGCTCACCAGTACGTATGATAGTCGTCGATACGCTGTCCAGAGCGCTAAATGGTGGCAATGAGAACGCACCGGATAGCATGGGGGCGCTGGTCAACAACTGTGACCGTATCCGCCATGCAACGGGCGCTCATGTGATGCTGGTACACCATACAGGTAAAAACCAAGCAGCTGGTGCAAGGGGTCACAGCTTGCTCAGAGCAGCCACAGATACCGAGATTGAAGTTATAGCAGACAGAGACGCAGAAATAAGCGCAGCTAAGGTCACAAAGCAACGTGATATGGAAGTATCGGGCGAGTTTGCATTTAAATTAAAGACAGTCGAACTCGGCAAAAACGACAGAGGCAAAATA